TTAAAGGCCTTCGGATTCAGCCGATCCGGAGGCTTTTTTTTGTGGAAAATCTATTACACGACATTCTCGTTTTAAACTTGCCTCAAGCGCTTGCCTGGCCGGGGTCAATCCTTGTTTGTGCAGATACCGGATTGTCGTTGTCGGACTTTTGTGTCTCATGATTGTTTGAATAATCCAGAGATCATATCCTTTTATAAACAATTCGGTTGCCGTTAAATGCCGGATTGAATGAAATCCGAAAGGCTTAATCTTTGCCCTTTTGCACAGCCGCTTTAGAAAATGCTGCCTTTTCATAAACGGTTGGCCATAGTATTCCACACAAAAGGGGGTCTGCTCCAGGCACACGAAAACATGCTCTTTGTCCCCTACCCTCATCATAAGACGTTCTTTTCTCCATGATTGAAGTTTTTCCGAAAGTTCGGTTGTCATCGGAATCCAGTCATATTCCATGGAGCCATTTTTTCGTTTCCGGGTCCACAGTCTTATCCGCCCGCTGTGAAAATCCAGGTCCGAAAACTTCAGGTTGAAAATTTCGGACCGGCGCCCGGCCGTATGAAGAAAGGTGAGCATCATCGTTTCGTCCTGGAGGTTATCAAGTTGATCAAAAATTATCCAAAAATCATCCAGCGGCGGAATATACCTGGGATGTCTGATCTCCGGAAATTTTTTTACCACCTGAAAAGGGTTTATCGCCAGGCTGTCGCTCTCCGGGAAATGCTTCAGCGCTCCTTTCCCCCATTCCCAGGCCGCGGAAAGGTTTTTTCTGGCTTTATTCGCCACATTTCCGCCTTTGCTTTCAAAACAGGAATAAAGGAATTCATAGGCATCCGATGAATCCATATCCGCCAACCAAATATTCGGAGAAAAATGGCCGATCAAGTTTTTGAAAACCGACTGTTTTTCCCGGAACGTTTTATCCGCATAATTGCTTTGGGAAAATTTGAGATATTCATTTGCCCAATCAAGAAGATTCCAGGAGGCCAAACGGGTCCTTTCCGTTTCCCTTTCCTCTCTTAGTTTTTCCCTGGCTTCGAGTTCCCATGCTTCCGCCTTGCGAAGATCGTTTTTGCTCGCGCTCGGAAACCATTTTTCTTCCCGGTGAATGATTTTTCCGTTCTCTTTGATAACGATCGATCCGACCGCCCTTCTCTTTCCACGCCTCTTTCTTATATGAGCCATTGTTGATAGCCTCCTCGAATAAATTTTCAAAGAACCACCATGTTCCGGGTATGATTTCGAGACTACCGCCCAAGGCCCGATCAGTATGTTCTATATGCGCTTTCAGGGTCCGGGCGTCAATACCTAAATAATCAGCGAGCACAGTATGTTTTATCGGCCGGCCAAATTTTTCGAGAAGCTCGGCTTTCGTCATGGTTTTGATCGACATTTTAGATTATTAAGCGGTTCTCTTTAAAATCTTTGTATTGGGGCGCCACAATTACGGCAACATTGTTCGCCGGCATTTTGTAGGCAGAAACAAAAGGCGCAACCTTTCTGTTTGTTCATTCGCTCGTCATAATCAACATACCATTGATTAGACTTTGCTTTTTGGCCTGTAACCTGCTCGAATGTTTCAACTGATATTGCAATGGTGTCGATTAAATTCCCATTATCTTCGTGCAAATCCGCCAGGAAACGAGCTTGCTCTATCGGGATTTCAGTTTCTCGCAACGAATCAAAAGCCGCCATCGTTTCGGCGTCTGTTTTCCATTCCGCTCCGGCTCCTGTTAATCGGCAATTTCCTTCATCATCGATATAAATCATTTGTATGTACCTGCTCATGATTTCCTCCGTTTCCCTCACCTTTGAAATTCATTAAGAATACTATTCAGCATTGAGAAGAAGCAGGTCATCCGAACTTAAAACAGAGATAATTGTTTCTGGTATTTAAACGGCTCATAGCAGAACTTTTTAGCAACATTGCGATCCGGGCAATGGTTTCGCATATAGTCCAGAACCTCTTTTAACCCGAGCTTATGCATACAAAAATCGAATAAATGGGGATGGCTTTTCCCGAGCTGCTGAAATCTGTTGGGCTTTTTTTCCATATGGAGACCGAAACAGCAAAATATGCATCCCGTTGAATGCACCCCGGTAAAAGACGACCGGCCCCTTTCGTCATGTTCTATATCCCCGTATACCTCGGCGTATGGGATTTTATATCTCTTTAACGCCTCAATAACATCCTGTTCACACCAAAAACCCATGGGCATCGATCTTGGCAGTTTGGCGTCAAAGGCGTTGCACCCGGTTTGCAGGTAAACCTTTTCCCTGGCTTTTGAATCGTCGGCCATCATGCCCAGCATAGACGACCTTCCGGTTTTTTTTTCATACCTGGCCATCGGCTCCTTTTTCATTATCTGACAGCACCTGTCGCTGACAGGAAACGGAGCGTCCACCAGGAACCGCCACCTGGCAGCCACCTTGAACCCGTGCACCGTATTTCCAAAGCGGTTTATGCCTTCGTCGTATAATCTCCAAATATTCTGATTGCCGGCAGTGGGGTTTCTCAGGACATTGATTCCACGGGCCACTTTTTTAGAGATAACCGGCCATCCGTAATCTCGTATTACAAAGTGAAAAGGCGTTTTCGGCCTGACGATTGTTACATTGGGCGTATTTCTGACAAGCTTTACAACCTCCGGGTATTCGAGCCCCGTATTGCAAAATATGCCAGGCACATCAGGATAAATCTGACGCACCAGCCACATCAGCACGGAGCTGTCCTTGCCGCCGCTGAAACTTATGGAAATATGCCCGTCAAAGGCTTCGTACCACTCCTTTATCCGCTCGAAAGACAATTCGATTTTCTGTTCAAGCGGAAGCGATTGACGGCGCCGAAGCTCCTCGTAGCGTTTGTTAAGCTCGCCGCTCTCAACGCTTTCCCGCCATCGTTTCTCGAAAGCGGTCGGCTTTGTCGGAATTTTTCCGGCGGCGTCTTTCATCCTAAATATCCGCTTGGGTTGATTTCATCCGCCCTGAGGATCTCATCGGGCACCCGGCCTTCCAGGGAAACGCCGGACTCCAGGAACACCCGGATAAGGTCAGGCTTTTTCAATTTATCGAAACTGCCGTTTTTAACTCCCAGCGTTTCCAGTAAAAACGCCTTCGCTTCGTCGGTCTGAAAGATGGCCGTCCTTGCGTCCAGCTCTGCTTCACCCAGCTGCAGGATTTCCGCTTTTGTTTTTTTATTGAGATATTCCCCGGTGATAATCCATTCCCCGGCCAGGTCCACCCCGGCAAGTTGAGACACCAGGTGCCTTGGGATTACCCCGAATCGTTCATTCATTGAGGCTTCGATTGCGGCAGCTTTGATTTCACCGGGGATATTTTCGTCCGGGACGGCTGAAATGGCCTTGAAGAGAGCTTCATCTTCCAGGGAAAAATAAGAGTTATCGTCATCGACCTTCAGCCCATGGCGCTTTGCAAACCACCCATGCAGGAAATCCATGCACCAGATAAACGCAAATAAAACAAGCCGGCGGATGTTTTCATGATCCGGAGCAAGGGAATCGAATCTGCCGGGTAAACTTTCCTGGTAAAACTGTTCGCGGAAATACGTACCGTGCCATTGGACCCGGGGCTTATCGTCATCCTTACCTGTATTTTTTGATTCACCGGTAGCGGCAGTGTTCAGATATAGTTTTCTGAAGCAGTCTTTCGGTCCGATACATACCTGCTTATTAGTAACGCATCCCTCAGCATCGAAAATGGTAACCAGGTTTTGACAGTCCTTGCAGCCTTTTTTGATCTTCCCGGAAATAAAATTCACATTCTGCCATTCGATATTGTCGCTAAATAAATAGCCGTTTGTTTTGTATTTCTTGCCGATTGTTTCGGCGAAATTGGCGGATAGATATTCAGCCACCCGGCGCTCATAGCATTCCGGGTCCATGCACCTGGCCTCTTTGTCATCACCCAGGCCGAATATCTGCATTTGCGTCCGGCTGTTGGAACTGCAGCCGTTGCAGCCCGCTTCGTTGATATCGAATATGGCTTTATCCAACGGCCTTCGATAAGAATCGATTCTTTCTCTCATCTCTTTAACCGAGAGTCCGAAATCATCCGTTTCATCCAAAAGCTCGTTAAATAAGTCCGGATTTTTCCGGACCCGCAAAAGCTGCTCAAGATGGCCATATTTAAGGTTGCCTTCGTTCCAGGAAGAAAGAACTTCACCCGGCAATTCCAGGACCGCCAGGCGCCGGCGGATATATCGGGGTGAAAGACCGCAGCGCTCCGCCAGTTCATCAACGCTTTCCTTGCCCTTTCGGTCCACCCAGCTTTTAAACCCGTTGGCTTCTTCGAATTCGGTCAGGTCCTCCCGCTGTAGATTTTCGATGGTCATCAGCTCAAACGCCGTATCCTCATCGACATCCTTGACAATCGCCGGTATGGTGTAAGTATCAGGACCTCCGTTTTCATTCGCCACAACATAACAGGCGCGCCATCGCCGCTCACCGGCTATGAGTTCATATGAAGCCGGATGACTACCCGCTTTATCGCACAGGCCTTCCGGCCGAATACATTTTCCGAAGGCGCCGGGGATTCTGACTCCCTTTTTCTTGTTGCTCATGGCGCGGTGATACTCGCAGCTGCTGCAAAAATCGGTATCCCCATTTACAGAACGAACCAGCACGGGCTCAATTACACCGACCTTGCGGATGCTGTTTACAAGTTCGTCAAACTTCCGTCCTTCAAAATTTTTTCTCGGATTCGCCGGGTTGGGTCGAATCTCGGTTATTCTTATTTCCCGGTACATGTTGATTCCTCCGTTTAGCGAATAATTGAAAACACTTATTTAAGAAGATTCTACAATCTCTCACAGCAGGAAGCATTTCCTTCTTGAATTCCTCATAAAGCTCCCTACCCTTTTTGCGGCCGATTTTTGACGGATTGTATCCTTTGTCTTTTAACCACATTTTGAAAAACATTTTTCCTCCAACGGTTGGGAGTTTAAAACCGACAACACTTCTTTTAGATTGCAGCAAAGGTGGTCAAACATTTTGACCATCAATTCCGGTTCTCCATTGGCAATGAGCAATATCGTTCGTTTACCTTGTCCCGAAGCCCATCCCATTTCCATTGATGCGCTTCGGCCAAACGGTTGAACACCGACAAAGGTATCAGCCCACATCATTGCAGACATATCCTGATTATAGCCGTAAACGGCAATGTGGTGATTCAGGTTTTCCCGATATTTGTATTTAGTCCATTTCCGCCAATCAGGATCAATTTCAGACCAGTGAAAGCCGTTATACCCCGATGAAGGGTTGCGGAAATCGTAAACATCATGCCCATGCTCTCTTAGAATTTGAACGATATGTGGTTGATCCTGATTTCTCCATGACGATGCAACATAAATCTTCGACATTATTTTCTCCTAAGAAGGCCGGTGTTTTCGACCTTCTTCTTCAATTTTTAAACGGTTTCCGCAATGGCAACCCCGATGACACAATGCACCAGCTTGCCCTTTTGAAAAAGACGACTGCGAAACTGATTGACATTTTTAAAATGGGAATACAGGCTTTTAAAAAAGATTTCCCGGCTATGTATCCTGTTCCCGTTTTCCCGGCAGAAGGATTGGTAATCCCTGTAAAGCTCATCCTTGGTAACAACGCTCGTCCCGTTGTACACCAGGCGTTCATCGAAATATTCCTGTATATCCCGCTGCACAAAACTTATCGGATTAGAATCTGAGTTTCTAACATCGGCCCCCACGGAGTCGCAGATCATCCCGTAACAGGCGAACAATTCCCGGCGGCCTTTTTCATCCAGTTGAAAAATCCGAGAGGCGATCTCCATGGCCCGGATCTTCTGGGTCGGCTTCAGCGTATGGAAGTTAAATTCATCGAGGATTTCTTTATATCCGGGGGCCGCGTAGTAACCCTTTTTGCGGATTGAGGGCAGGACCTCCTCTGTCACCCATTCCTCCAATTTTTCCGCTACCGGCATCCTTGACCGAAAAATCAGGCGATAGATGTCAGATTCGGGAATAATGGTAATACCATTTGGGCTTGAGGTTAACCCTAACGAATCGTTAGGGTTTAATAATTTCGGATACTTACAGTGGTCTTCAACTGCTTTCCAGGGATTTGCATACCCCAATATATCGCAAACATCTTTAGCGACAAACCATGGATCACCGTTTTCATCCTTGATGACACGGACTTTTTTTTCTTCAAAATAAAACGGAATTAATTGATTCATGAGGGTTCTCCTTTTTGATGTTTCAAACAAGCTGCAATTATTGAAACGATAATTTTTCAAAGGCGGCCTGGCACCCGATGCACCGGGTGCAGCCCGGAACGGCCTTGCGTCTTTTTTTGGGTATGATCCTTCCGCAGTCCTCACACCTGATTGATGACGGTCCGGTATTCAGGTTCGCCCGAATTTTGGATACGCTCGCATCGAGTTCCTTTGCAAATGAGTCATCCGCCTTGTCGATATAATCCATGGTCTACACCTTGAATGTATTGCCGTGTTTTGAAATAAATTCATTAAGCTTCTTTATAAGAAACGTTTTCCCGGTTTCGGCCGATCTATAGGCGTACATCACCGATAAAAAGGCCCGGGCGGCTTCCCTTTGCCACGGCTTCAACTCGATCTGTCCGGACTTGCAGTATTTTTCGAATGTGACGAATTTTGACATTTCAAATCTCCCTTTCCCATTTTTCCTCAACATAACGGTCCACTTCCGACTCATAGACACGTTTTCCCTTGGACTTGCCCAGGGTGACCGAGGCCAGCTCTCCGCATTGAATCAGGTTGTAGACGTGCGATTTGCTGCAGTTGAGTTTTTTTCTCACCTGGTCGATATTCAGCAGGCGATCCGGTTTGTTTGATTTGGATGAGCCTTCATTCAAATCCGGCCGGTTTCGTTGATAAACAAAAGAGCGTCTGTTTTCCATTGCGTTTTCCTTGATTAAAGGTCCTCATTAAGATAGCCGTCCGGCCCCTAGCTTCTGATATTTCGAATTCGTTGCCGGCAGCCTTCAGCCCGATCTCCCGGTGCATGTTAACTCCCTGTTTTTTCATTTATTGAAATCTTCAATTGATTAAGAGATCGATAAACCAAAATTTGTCCACTTTTCTCAAATCAATCATACCGGGATTATTCACGATGAATTCCCGGATATTTTTTTCCCTGATAAACCACATGTCCCCGCCCTACCTTTCGGTTCTTTTCGTACCGCGTTTTTCGGCTTTCAAAAGACCCTTTCTTATGGCGTTTGTAACGAAATGGTCATCCTCGCCCAGGCACAAAGCCAGGGATCGGGCGCTCTGACCTTTCAGATTTTGAAGATACCGCATTCTTTTTCTTTTAACGGAAATGCCTACAAGAGATCGCTTGAAACCTTTTTTTCGAAGATGCCGGGCAATAAATTCCGGGGTTTTATGGGCGTTCTCCCTTAAAATTTTTAATTCATTTTCAGACCAGTCCGGTTCTTTTTTTTGCTTGGGAATCCATCCATTATTCTGGGCGTATCGGGTTATTTTCCACCGCGGCAATCCGTGACGTCGGGCAAATTCTTTCACCTCTCCGCTGTTTTCGGTTTTATTCCGGTACAGCCGCTTGATTTTCTGATGCATATCGGGTGTGATTATCGGCCATTTTCTCTTTTTAAAACTTCCCGGCAGAGTTTCGTAATCCAGGGGCAGGCAATTTTCCCTGTCTGAATATGATTTGCAATTATAAGAAATCATTATATTTCACCATATTTTTCCTATACGTTGCTCCTATCTTCTGATGTTCCGAAGTCGTTCCCGGGCGGCCGCGGCGCGTTCCCGGGGGTCTGGAGGCGGAGTCGCCTTCCTGGGAGGCGAAACCTCCGCGGCCGGTTCCGACAACAAGTGCACACCGCCTCCCGGCCACTCCGGATCGGCCAGGGAGTGGGCGATAACCTCGCAGTCCAGCAGGTGGTTTTCCCGGTATTCCCGGACCCAGGTTTCACGGCCCTTTTTGTCCCGTTTCTTTACCTCCGACATAATCTGTTTGGCGTAGTCTGTCTGGGTGTCGGCATGCAGGTAGGCGGCCATCTGCGCCATTTCCGCGGCTCCGGAAATGGCTTTGTCCATCCGGAAATGAACCATGTCTTTTAATTTGTTGGTGTCCAGGCTGATGATCTGGAGGCCTCCGGGCAATGTCCGGCCTGACGGGGTGTGCTGCAGGGATTTGCCTACGGATATTTTTCCGGCCAGCGGTTTTGAGGACCCCTTGGTGCCCCATACCTGGCAGCCGTGGCCGATACGGTTTTCAATCAGCCAGAGATACACATGCTCCGCCGAAGAAAGCTCTTCTTCGTATTTGCCGCCGCCGGTGTCGATCCCGGCCCGCCAGATACGCAAGCCAGGGCCCCCGCCGATCCGGGGATATTGCCTCATAAAAAGCAGGTCCTCGATTTCCGCCCAGTAGCTTAAAAATCCGTAGTGGATCATCCAGGAGGTGTAGTCTTTCGCCCAGGCCCTGACCAGAAACCAGAACCCGTATTTCTGCACATCTATTCCGCAGGTAAGGGCCACGGCTGGCGCCGGCGTGGTCTGGGGTTTGATATCCTTAACCCTTGCTTTAAGGATCAGGTCCGTTGTGGTGGCCTTGACCCGGAATATCCAGGGTTCGGCCTTGTGCTGGGTTTGAAAAATCCGCATTTTCTCCGGGTCTTTCAGGCCCCGGAGAAACGCCGCGGCCACTTCGGAAAGGGAAATAAACGGCGAATACCAGGACGGCAGGTGCAGCGCCACTGCAATCGGACGCTCCGGGGGTTCGGAAAATTCCCCGAATATGTTTTTCCCGATAAACGGCGTCCACCGGCCGCGCCGGACAGCCAGGTTCCGGTGGTCGTCAATCCATCCGTTTCCGCAATTGGCGCAAACATATCTTGCCAGTTGACTGCGGATTATTTTTTTCGGGTCCCGGATTTTCTTCGGCCATCGAATACTATCGAACTCCATGAATTGATAATGTCCGCACATGGGACACCTGGCCTGAAACCGGTACAGGATATCGGCTTCCTCCCGGATCAGACGGGTTATCGGCCTGGTTTCATCTTCGGGAGTGGTGTAATACAGCAGCTTTTTGGTGAACGGATAGGCGTTGGTCCGGATATCTCCCAGGTCCAGGTTGATGGGAGGATCGTATTTGTCCACCTCGTCGAAAAACATATACCGGGCGGATTCAGAGGCCAGTGCGGACACACTGGTTGCCCAGGCCAGCATTAAGTCCATGCCGTTTGCAAACTGAACGGAATAATTCGTATTTTCCACCACCAGGTCGGCAACGCGTGGACTGCTGCTTATCATGGGATCGATTTGTTTCTGCTTTATCCTTTTGGTGGTTCCCTCGGTGGACATGACGTAAAATGCGGTGTCGGGGTCCTGGTCTATGGTATAGTGAAGGCAATTTAACGCCACCTGGGTTTTGGCGGTTTGCGGCGCCCAGCACATGAATATTTTTCGAATCCACGGCACATTCCACAGGTCCATGGGAAACCGGGCGTATTCCGTGTTCGCGCTCGACCATTGTCCCTTCCATGGGCCCCTGGTTACCTGCCGGTGGGCGTCGGCATGCTCCGAGACCGTGATCCGTTCCCTGGCCTTGAAAACCAGGCGCTCGGACCGGGTGAAGGTAAAGGAGTCATCCTGTTCGGAAATTTCGGGATCTATTATGGCTTCCGTCCGGTTCATTTGTTTAAAGACCAGGTCTCATAGGTATCGATTGCCTCCCACAGACGGTATTGAGCCCATGAAAGTTCATAATTTCGCTTTCTCAGAATCAATTTCCACAGTCGTTGCGCAATTGCGATTTGCGTATATTCGATGGTTTTAATCTTCAATTCAGTCCTCCGGGTTTATGGTTTCGGTCCGGACCGTCCAGGTTTTCGGTTTGGAGTACCGGTCGAGCCACATCTCCAGGTGATCGAGATAAAAGTCGATCAGCTCCGGCGTCTTCTCCGGATTACCTTCTACAGTTCGGATTATCTCCGAGGCCCGGGAACGGATGAAATTCTCCATATCGCTTTTAAACACCCTTGCCCTGGCGGCAAGCTCGTGATCCCATCTTTTCTTTTCGATATATTCACCGTCCTGTATCCTGGCCTTTGTGTCCCAATGTTTGGCCTGTGCGGTTAATTTTTTTATTTCAGCCCTGGCTTTTTCGATCTGAAGGCCGTCGGTTTTGTCAACGAATAAACCGTCCAGGGGATCAAGATTGTTTCGCGCATATTCTTCAACCGCTGAAACGGGAAACCGTCCCGATGAATCCGGCCGCAGTTTTCCCTTGTTCCTGTGGTTATAGCCGGTTGACTGTGATATCTTCCATCCTTTGCCCTGCAGGTATTCCACCACCTCGATAATGTTTCCCAGCGTGCTTTCTTCCGGGAAATACCGTGACCATAATTCCCCGGCCAGTTCGTCCAGGGCGCTATCTGCGGATTTCCAGTTTTTGAGATTGGCGGCCGTAGGCGTCTTTTGGTAATTCTCCAGGGCGTCCACGGCCGCGTTGTTCAGCACCTTTAAACGCAGGGCGTCTTCTTCATGAAGGACTTCCATGAGCTTGTTAAGATTTTCGCGCTCCATGCTATAACCTCAGGCCGGCCAGGTTGATGTCGGTTTCGGTCTTCTTTTCGTAAAGGTACAGCTCGCACCCGGGCGCCGCCGGCAGTTTGTAATCGATTCCCAGGGCCAGCGGTGTTACTTCGAATCCGAATCCCTCCAGGACCTCCTTGAAATGGCCCAGCGTTTCCCCGGTGATCAGGATGTCATCCACCAGAAGCACCCGGGGTCCGACGATAAGGTTATCGTGAACGGTGTAGGATTTTTCATAATCCTTTTGCCATCCCGTTGCCCGGGTGTATTTCCTGGGCTCCACCGGGCATGTTCGCTCGATAACCGAACCGAAAAGTTTCTGAAGGCTGTTTAAATCAAGAGTGTGCGCCGGTACCGCCACAATGCTGTCACAGTCGAAATGCCGTGAAATGGTGCGGACAATGACTTCCCATTGTTCCGAATGACGAAAATGCTTTTTGAAACCGTACAGAAACATGACCGTTTCTTTATCCGGCTTATTGCCCGAGGCCCTGGTCTGGTAGCACAGCGATATGTAGCTTGCGTATTTGTCCGCCGCGTAAATGTTTTTGTAGTTGAGCAATCCGATTTTTCGAATCAGTTGATAACGATTACCCGGCATTTTTTACCGCCCTTCTTTGCTTTATCGATGGTGTTCTTTGTCCCCCTGGATTTGCCGTCCCAAAAGGCGAGCACCAGGTCCGCTTCCTTGACGATCAGATCGTTTCTTTTAAGGGGCCCTCCGCGGCCGTATTTTTTATAATCCGGATAGTGGACAATCAGCTTCAGCCCGTTTTGTTTGGCGTAAGCCATGGCGAGTTCATCGACTCCGCGGGCGCCGCCGGTAACGATGGCTTCGGTTTCAGGCGGAAGGTAATCTTCAAGCCTGAGACTTTTAACGGTCCGTGATCCGATTACGGCAATCTTCATAAGACCGATCCTTTTCTTGCTTCGATGGCCCGGTACCGGTGACGCCAGATCCGGACCGTCTCTTCATCACAGCCGAGACATGCCGCAATTGTTTTGTTGTTCAGGTTTAAACCCAAAAACAATGTGAGTAAGACCAGCTCCCGGTAATCCCAGTGCATTCCCGAAAAAGGCGTTTCCGAAAGCGCATCAAAATGACGCCGGCAATTGGCGCAGCATACCCGCCCGCCTTCCAGAAATCGTGCAGACGCCTTTTGACCGAGTTTTGCCTTGCATGACGGACATCGTTTTTCACCCGGATGCAGCCGGTGGATCACCCATTGCCGGCAGGCGGTCAAATCCAAAAAATTCGCGCCGAACCCGGCCAGCAGATCGCGGGGAACAAATCCGCGCCTGAACCCGGAAGGTACCTGATTTTCAGCATGTTTCATTATTCCACCCAATTTTTTTCTCCAAATCTCTGATAGGTCGCGCTTAAATGACCCCTACGTTTCCGGTTTCCGGGAAGGACCCGCTCCGGGAAATCCGGGGTGCAAAGGGATGCGGATCAGGTCTAATTCGATCAATACATGCAGATCATCCAGGGCATGGTAAAGCAACGACAGTGCTTGTTTGCCCGCTTCCCATCTTTGGGGATCATCCTTTTGTGATATGCCCGGATCGAAATGAAGAACCAGGTCCTTGCCATGCCGATATAACCGGAAGTCTTTATGTTTCTTCAAATATAAAGACAGCTCGGAAACCGATTTGCTGTCTTTCCAGGACAGGGCCTCAACGGTTTCCTTTGTTTCAGGTTGAAGCTGAACATCGTATTTTTCGAAAATCTTCATTTTAAAAACCACCTTAATTGGTTTGTAAAATTGAGCAATATGAGCAATGCGGAGCAATGCATTTGAGCAAGGCATAAGTTCTTGTTATTATTAATTTGATGAAGGTGATTAATACACTTTTACATAAGTTCAAAATATTAATAAGCCCTATACGCGCGCGCATGTGTTTAATAGAATTTCGCCTTAATCATCTTCATCAATGATCATAAGCTTTTAAATTTGTTTTAAATCCATGAGCAAAGCGGCGGCTTTTCGCCACGCTCACACCTTGCTTGCCTTGCTCAGCCTTAAATAAAGAGGGGGGACGGGGAAAAAATAGAACGCTCTTAATATTAATTTTCAGTTTCAAAAACATTCAAAGATATCCCCTTGAGATATTGCTCCTGTTTCCCGTTTATTCTCGGCCTGGTCGTTTTTAGATCATTGACTGCCGCATACAACTCCCGGAAAAAGTTTTCCCGGGACAGGCTCTTATAACCGCCTTCATCACAATATTTCTTGTACCCGGTAAAAAGCTCCTTCTTGCTCTCCTGGTAATCATTGCCGATCATGCACTTGTCCTCGACAAAACAAACTACCGGGTTGTTAAGCCGCCTGTATCCGCTCATTAAAACCCGGGTTTCTTCACAGTCGGTAAACCGGCCGTTTTTCAACAGTCGGGATAAACCGACCAGCGCCCATGAAAATATCTCCGATAACTCCGACTGGAATTTATCAAAAAGGTACGGATCGGTTTCCGGATCATCATCATTGAATTGCCTTTTAAATTGAATCGGTAAAATGCGGCGAAAATACCCGTAAGAATTATCAAGCACCCTTGGAAATTTGTTTCCGGAAAACACAAGCTTGCAAAACGGCTCGAACTGGAATTGGTTCTTGAATTTAAAGGCCGCGTTGATTGAATCGCCGGTGGTTATGGCCTTAAAAAGGCTGGATTCCACGGCTTTGGATTTAATCTCCGTGGAAATATTGACGGATTTTTGGTATAAACCCGCTCTTTGAAATTGATCTTCCAATCCTTCAAACGGGATGCTGGAGGTGTTTTCTTTTCCAACCAGCTCTTTAAGCACTTTCAGGCACTTGCTTTTACCATCGCTTCCGGGGCCGATAAGCAACAGGCATTTATCGAACAGGGTTTCCTTGGTAAGGCAATATCCGAAAAACTCCTGAAGCTGCGCAATTGCGCACGGGGTCTGGATGTTGGTTTCCATAAATTTAAGCCAAAAGTCGCACTTTCGATTTGAATCCGGGTTATAAAATACGTTCAGTTCAAACGTGGCGAAATATTCCGGATGATGCGGTTTTAATTCAAGGGTCTTACAATTGAGCATGCCGTTTTTGAGACACACCCAGTCCTTTTGATCATTAATGCCCCTCCCGTGAGGCAGATTCGACAACATCCGCACCTGGTAAGCGGCGTCCTCGGCGCGATTTTTTTGACTTTCCGCACCCAGGTATATAATGGCGAGAGATTTAATATGATCCTCGCTGAATGTTTCCCAGAACCTGCCGTTCCACCGGTAAAAAAGGCCCGTGTCCGGATCGCTTAAAAACTTGTTTTCCGATAAAATTTTTTCAGCCAGACGCCGGGGTTTAAAACTCAAACGGTCATTGACACCGCGTTCGAAAAATTCCAGCGCCTGGGCCGATATATGCTTTAAAATATCCACCGGAGGGGCGTTGTTGATCAGTTTCCAGAAATCATCGACTGTTTTCCGGCGTTTGACAAAAAAGTCGGTCAGGTCCTCTCCGTGATCTTCCGGCCAGACGCCGTCCACCTGTTTACCCATTTCATCCGGCCACTCGATGATCCTCAGCGACTGCACCACCCTGGCCAAATGAGGAACCGCATAAACGGTTGCGTACTTTTCCCCAGCCTGGTCGGCGTCATAGGCCAGCACCACCTCCATATCCTCGAACTGAAGGGCGTGGTCCCGGCTCCATTTTTTCGGCCTGGCCGTCTGTGTGATGGCGTTAAATCCGTGAGAAAGCGCGCAAATCACATCGGGTTCGCCCTCGCATACCAGGACCGGCGAACGATCATCGGGGGCGGCGGGGAAAAGCCGGGCGGAGCCGTAGGCCTTTCCCCACGAAAAGATTTTGGCTTCATCTTTTTTACGGTCCCAGGGTTTATACAGCCGGATATTGCGAACACGGCCTTCGGTATCCCGGACGGGTATAGCCACACGATCCGGCTTTTGATCTTTTTAACTTTTCCGGATTTCAGCTGCAGGTGGGTCTGCAATCTGATTCCCAGGGCTTTGATCGTTTCTCCCGACCATCCCCGTTCCTTTTCTAATCCCTTAAGCCATGGCTCCGTCAGCTCTCCCAGCATGGCGTATACGTCATCCAACGGAGGGGGTTCATCACTATCCCCGTTATCGGAAATATCAGGCGGTTTTTTGCTTTTCCGGGTATTTCCGGCGCCTCCGTAATCAAGCTCGATGCCGTACGCCTCGCAAAACGCCTTGAACCCGTCTTTTTGATTGTATCCCTTTACATGGCTCCACAGCTCCGCCAGATCCCCGGATTTGCCGCAGGCCAGGCAATGAAACGCGTCTTTTTCCGGGTTGTAGCTGAAAGAGGGGTTGGTATCCTCATGAAACGGGCATAGCCCGATCATTTCATCGGCATCGGCCGAAGAGGTCACATGAAACAGCTTTTCCGCAATTGACCGGCGCTGTGCGAGAGTCAGCTTATCCCTGGCTATTCCCATTTTACAAATTTAAATCGACCCCGGGATAACCAGGGGAGTATCGTTTGAATCACCGCCGGCGGTTTGAAATTCCACTCTTTCAACTGTGTAAAGTCCGGCCCGGGTGGTAGCATGAACGCGCCATAAATCTCCGGTGGCTTCTTCCAATTCTACGACCACCCGCCATGCGGTAACGTAATCGAATTCATGGCCTTGAATTTCTTCCGGGGTCGTCATTTCAGTCCCTCCTTTGCGATAGTGCGAACATACGGATGCGAGGTATCCGGCAAATACTTTTGTGCTTATATCTCGGTATACCGGCCCTGTTTTTTGATGCCTTCCATCCAGTAGAGGGTCATCAGGATATCTTCCACCTGCTGACGAAATTTATGGTCCGTGTCCCGGAAACCTTCCGGCAAATTCCATCCGCGGCTTTTGATCAGAAGAAACATAATCCGGGTATACAGGTTCATCCGGTGCCTTGAATATTTTCGCATGTCATGGGCCAGGGTGCGATATCCCGCCACATACGTGTAAGCGATTACGTCCATGACGGTTCGATCCGAAATAACGATGTCATAGTTGGAAAGCGCCTGCTCTTCGGCGGCCAACTGGTGGCAGAAAATCCATTCCTGGGTTCTCTCGGTGGCCTCCCGGTTGATCGGAAAAGGACAGGTCCGTTCGACGTCGGTTACCACCCCGACGGTCCGGCCGGGGTTTCTCCTGGCCAGGTACCCGACGAACTGGTAAGCGGATACGGTTTTTCCGGTACCGTGTGAGCCGGAAAATGCATAAATACACATTTTAAGCTCCTGATTGTTTAGTTAAAAATAATTTAGTGAAACTATCCACCAAGCGGGCGAAGGCGGTCTGCAAATCTGAGATTTCTTCATCACTCAGCCCGATTTCTTTTAGAAATTCAAAAAATTTTTCACCTGGAACCGCACAATCGGAATTTTCGTTTATGGACATTTTATACTCCCGGTTTTTTGAAATGGCGTAACTCTCTGATTCAAACGGATTCAAAACGCCATTGAATCCGTTTTTTCTCAATGGTGTATATCTTGTGCCGGTACCGGCGCTCGCAGCGTTTCAAACCGGCAATATGGGACGGATGCGAAAAGCCCGCCGGCAGTCCGGCCGCCAGGGCCTCCTTTTTAGTTTCCCTGGCCTTTTTGCTTCGCTGGCATCTCATTTTTACAATCCCGCAGGTACATTTCGAATGTTTCATCCAGTTCCTGCTTGCAGGCCTGCCAAAGGTGCCTTACTTCCTCGATGTCCTTGGCGTCGTTGATGGCTGCGTGAAACCGGGTGACCGGCGGATAATCATCAAGGCATTCGTGCTGGATGGTTTCGGCGTCCGGTTCCACATCGTCGATAATTTTCAACTCGCATCCGGTTGTGTAAGCCAATCGTGCGGCCATGATCCGGGCGACATCTTTTTGACCCCGGCTCATAAACGCCCTGGCCATCGCCTCGATCCGGTCCAGCGGGTTTCTGGCGTGGCTCTCGGTGGTGTCCGGATCGGCGGCGTACCGTTCGATATGCCTAAGGGAAACGCCGAAAAGCCTGCTGAGGAAATCTTTTCCGCAAAAATAAATGCCGGCGCTAAAAATCTGCCACGACTTCAATGGTGGTTTTTGGGGCTCTCTGTTCATTTCGGTTTCCTTTCATTGTGGTTTAATGCGCGTTGTTAGGAGGGTCTATTACAAATCCTTTAACGACAACGCCATTTGTGAATTTAATATATGCCCTGTCTCTAACGCCGTGGCCACAACAAGCGCTTTCAACGCCCGGCAGAATCCCGAGACAAGGGTCCGGATCGTCAATATTCGACTCCTCAAATAAGCGACCGCATTTTTTACATGGACGGACATCATGGCCAAACCCTGGCTTTTCTCCAGTATCCTCATAGACCCATTCATCATTCACCCATATAATTGAGTGTCCCCTAAAATATGATTTTGCCGTCATTATCTACTCGGTTTCCATTTAATGCGCGCCGGACCGCCGGTATTCGCCGGATCTTTTCGGTGATTCGGTCCACCGGGATTTCGCACCAGGTATTGTTTTTAAAGCCGTGAATACTGTCCTTTTCCGGAAAGCTCATGATGCTCGCAACGAGAAAGACCTCGGCGGTGTTTCGAAGGTCCTTGTATCGCACTGTTATCGGTTGAATCGGCATTTCGACCTTTTCATGTTTTGCCAAATTGGTTAGGAAAGAAACGTGGTCATCATTAATATGAGGCTTATGGCTTTCGGTCTTCATTTTGATTCATGGTAAATGGCGTAATGGATTAAATAATGGGCAAGCTGAAATACATCGCCGGTGTCTCCTTGAAAAATCACCCGAAAAAGGGGTTCATCCAGAATGATTTCGATCTTCATAGAATCATCGGGCGTTGACACCGTGACATTTCCGGAAGAATGCTTTATTGCGGTCATGCTTTTTACCCGCTCGATAAACGTCGGAAACCGGTGTGCAGCTTCTATAAACGAAAATTGCACTTTTTTCGTTGACATAAAACCTTCGTGGGACTTGGAATTTGAATGGACAATCTCCCAAGGGATGCGAGTATATAATGAAGGGGCTCAAATTCCGGCTTGCCGATTCGCCTTGTAAGTTCTTGAATGGTTAATCCGGATAGCTCAGAAATCTCATAGAGAAGAGATTTAAGCTTTTTAGAATTGAAAACTCCCTGCAT